TGTGATGAGGGGTACTGCCCCCACACCGTCGGCTGTGGGGGCGATGACTCCGACTCCTGGTTCGTTGGCTGCGGCAGGTCAACTTAGCGACATCACGATGGATTTGACGCATACAACCAGCCAAGGTGCGCCGAATGTATGGCAAGAGTATGGAAAGATGATCGAAGAGAACTGGGGAGACAAGTGGGGTTACAACATGTCTCCTGGGAATGTGGCGTATGCGGGTGGCCCAAATTCTGGTTCGCCTATTTACAAACTGACTGCGCAAATGCCACAAGGTGCTCAGAACATCAAAGTTTACGGTTTGCCTCCGAGGGAAGCGCAGTTGGCTGCGCAGCTAACGTTGCAAATGGGAATAGAAACTGATCCTGCCAAACTTACTTCCTTAGCTCAACGACTCAAAATAATAGTCGATTCTGGGAAAAAACAAGTCGGGAACAAAAGCAAGGTTGCTGACGGTCTAGCTCCGCAATTAGTGGATCAAGTTGCGAGGGTGATGGACGCCGACCCCGAATTGGTGACGGAACTTATACAACAGTTGGTGTCAGCTAACCCCCAAAAGTTGCAAGAACTCGGAAAAGTTAGTGAGGCTATCAAGTTGACGAGAGATATTGGGAATTTGCGGTTAGTTCCCGATGAGACTTTGGCCCCAGAGGTGGCCGAAGTGGTTAATCGTTTAGCTTCAATGAATACTGATGAGCGTTTAGAGTTTGCGATCAACTGGGTTGACAAGAATGTTGAGTGGCAAGAGCCAGGCAAGTCAGCGTTAGGGTCTTTGTTGACTGAAGATGGTGCCACGAAGGCTGCTGCCTATCTGAAGGGTTTGGATTCTGAGACAAGCCAGTTGTATCTGACTAATCGTGCTACCGCCCAACAGAAGATACGAGACTGGGCCGTCGAACTTGATGAGGTGATTGCGCAATCCTTCGACGCTACAGGGCTAGGTCGTGCTAGACCAGTTGAGTTTCAACCTATCGGACCGACAGATGCTTCCCAGCGTCCTTCTCGGCTGCATTCCCAGTTCATAGACACGTATAAGAGGTCGTTGTCTAACGACGGCTACAACATGGCCGTCTGGTTTAACCACACAGATCCTTTCCCTCCGACAGCGGGGGGGCCACCATTGGGTAGCTACACGACTGCGCTCGGCCCTAGTCCGAACATAGTTGCAGTTAATCCAATGTCGTTTGGTTATGAGGGAATCGCAGGAAAGGTAGACGTAGATCTGGGGGTGATTCCTCTCAAACCTGGTGAGGTAGTAGCCGACGATTTTGTAGGCGCTTCTCAATACATAGAGGATTTTGAACGAATGATGGACGCTCAGATGGTGCCTCGACCTGCGCGTATAAATCTGGATGAAGATGCGTTAGAGGCTTTGGTTACTCAGCAGAGTGAAGTGCTGGCTACTGTCGAAGGCGTAAAAGCGGAGTACACAAATTCTGTGGCGCAGTTGAAATCTGCGGAACGTCGTTTAGAGGAGGCAGTAGTTGGTGCCTCAGACAAACAAGCTCACGCTGTGGCTCAGCGGCAAATTGTTTCGGAGTTAGCGGACCAAGAGAACACAGTGAATAGGGCGTTAGAAACGTTGGATCGTTTGGGTATTGGTGAGGGTGTCGATATTAACGATATTGCTGACGATGATTTGATTGCGTTGCGGCAAGCTACGGAGATTCTGATTCAGGGTGATGCGGACATGAATCGTTTGGCTTTCAGCGAGATTGAGGAAGGCGCTGATGGTTGGTTTGATCTGATTAGTAAGACTGCGGAGCAGCGGGCAGATATTCACCGTATCGGTAATAGGGAAATCGTTTTAGAGACTGCGTTTCATTCTGGGTGGAAACCAATAGGGGCGATCTTTCAAGGGCCAGAACAAATAGTTCAGTCGATGCAGGCGGCTGAACGGTTTGTTGCCCGTGGGGGAGCTAAAGCGTTCTTCCGTAAGTACGACAAGTTACATAACTTGTTGCGTGGCTACATGATTATGAAGCCTGGGTTCCACATGAGGAACTTTTTCTCGGCTGTGTTTATGAATCATTTGGCGGGTATGGATTGGTCGAACTATCGCAGGTTTATGCGGGCGTATTGGAAGTTCCAAGAGGAAGAAGCTATGCGTCTTGGATTGCCTGATAAGGCATCCAAGATGCGTAAGGCTATGCGTGCTCGTGGAATTGATCCGTCAAAGGTAAGTGCGGAGCATGTTGATTATGTTCGGGAGTTAGCTGATTCGGGCACCCTGGGGGGTGCTGGTGCTCAGGTTGCTAGCGAGTTTGTTGATACTTCGTCGGGTGCGGCTGGTAAGGCGACCGTCAGGATTGGTGGCAAGAAAGTTAATTTGCTTGCCGCTGCCAACCCAGCGTCGTCGCAAAACGCATTGTTGAAGTTGTCTAAGACTATGGGTATGGCGACGGAAACGTTTGTGCGTGGGGCTCTGGGGTTTGACACTCTCTATAAAGGGTTAGCTGCTGACGAAGCGTTTGAAAACGTAATGAAATTCCATTTCGATTACGATGACCTGTCGGACTTTGAACGGAACGTCATTAAGAAAGTTGTTCCGTTCTATACGTGGACTCGTAAGAATATGCCGTTGATGATGGAGATGGCCGCTCGTCGGCCAGCGGTGTTCAACAAGTACAACTCGCTTAAGAAAGAGATGGAGTACGGGCAGGATCGTCCAAAGATTGTTCCTCAGTGGATGGAACGTCAGGGTGCGATTCAGACTCCGTGGAAATTTGAGGGGGAGAGTATGTTTATTCTCCCTGATCTTCCGTTCAAAGCTCCGATGGAGCTTCTTGAACCGTCGCTCAGGTTCTCTAAAGATCAGTCAGTTATGGATCGCCTACAGATTGCTTTGGGTACGTTGGGTACTCAGATCACTCCGCTGATTAAAGCTCCGTATGAGTGGAAAGCTAAACAGAATCTTTGGAAGGATTACAACTTCAGTGGACAGTATGAGGTGGTTCCTCGTGCGTATGCGAAGGTTCCGTTCTTGATGGATGCTTTGGCTTTGCCTGGGATTGCAGCAAAGAATAGTAAGGGTCAGTGGGCTATGAAAGATTATGAGCTTCACGCTATTGGTCAGTTGTTGCCAACGTTGACTGATCTGCGACGGTTGTTCCCTGATGAGGAGCGCTACCAGGAGCGGGCGGTGTCTACGTGGATTTCGTTCTTGTTTGGTGCGGGTTTGAGAACTAACACTAAATGGGAACAGGATATGGAACGTCGATCTCGTGCCTACGAGATGCAGGATGAAATGAAACAAGAGCGCTCATTGTCTGGGGCGAGACTGTAGGGACGAACTACCCTATGAGTATGCAATTCATTTCCCGTGACGAATGGGGAGCTATTGACTCTGGTAAGGGGTTGAGTGACTTTCGCCGTGTTCCAACAGGAATTGTCGTTCATCACACAACGGGTTCTGCGTCCTCTCCGTGGGATCGCATCCGTCAACACGACAAATATCACGTTGAGACTCGTGGATGGAACTCAATCGCTTACAACTGGCTGGTTTCTGGTGAAACTGGTGAGATCTTTGAGGGTCGTGGTTGGAAGCAGGGTGCAGCTACGAAAGGGCAAAACTCTAAAACCTCTTCGATTTCCTATATTGGTTCGGGCGATGATCTAACAGAGATAGGGAAGGAGGCACTCCTTACCGTCATAGAGGCAATTCGGAACGAGTATGGCGATCACTTGTGGATCAAATGTCATAGAGATTTCGGCACCACATATTGTCCTGGCGACGGTTTAGCTACCTGGATTAAGTCGGGTATGCCGATGGTGGAGAAGCCTACTTCTAGTGCTGATTGGAAGGTACGTCTTGAAGATATGGAATCTTTGGGCGTCGATTTTGCTAGGAAGCCTTTGAGGCGGGGATCGAAAGGTAAGAGCGTGGCTGTGTTACAGGCTCGTTTGAATGAACGTATTGATGCAGGGCTTGAAGTTGATGGAGTGTACGGGAAATTGACCACTCAGGCTGTGCGGGCGTTTCAGGCCCGTTGTAACCCGAGCGCTAAAGTTGATGGGGTCTGCGGCCCTGTTACTTGGCGACATTTATGGACAGCATAAGGAGTAATTTTGTTTAACTTAAATTTTTTGCGAGATGCGTCGGAGCGTGCGATTGCCACGTTCTGTCAAGGGTTTGTAGGCGCTATGGCTATACCTGGCCCTAATTGGAGCGATTCGTTAAAGATCGCTGCTGTTGCCGCTATCATCGCTCTCGCTAAAGCGGTGGCTGCTGCTCGTGTCGGGGATTCCCGATCAGCGTCGCTGGTGGGTTAATCATGGATTCCGAGCCGCAGAAAGCCGACTGGGATGCGTGGGCAGAAGAGTATGGCTATGTGGCTTCGGAGGTCTACGAAACGATAAAAAAGAATTCGCATTTACTGGATGTGGCCGACGGGAATCATGCCAAATGGCATGAGAACTCGTTGGCGTTGCTGGTGGTGCTGCCGTTTGAGCACGCTATGGCGTTCTCTGCGGAGTCTTTGGTGAACGATTTTGAGAACAGTCCGTTACATAGCCATGTGTTTTCGGTTATTACGAGTTTGATACTTGCGTCTGCTGAGGTAATGGACGATTCGGATTACAACACTGAGGATTAACATTTCGTATTGTGAAAGTTTGGATCGACCAGGATCTTTGCACGGGTGATGGCATTTGTGTTGAGCTATGCCAATCGGTGTTCGATATGCATGACGACGGTCTTGCCTATGTGAAAGAGCCCGACTGGCCGAATCTGTATGGGCCGAAGGGTTCTCCTAAGGGTGAACCCGTCCACAAGATGAGTGAGGGTATGGCTACCGTCCGAGATGAGGATATCGACTGGCTAATCGACGCAGCCGAAGAGTGCCCTGGGGAGTGCATTTTTATCGAAGTTGAGTAGACCCTATTTGCACTTCGACCAC